TAACCTAGATTAAATCATATTAGTATAGATGTAAACAGAGGAGATATTATGACGATAGAAAAGATACTACAAAACGCTATTAAATTAATTGAAGCCGACCTGCAGACTATACAAAGTACAATGGATAGCGAAGGCGCACTGGACAACAAACAGGCGTCTAAGCTAACCGACTACACTAAAACCCTTATCATTGCATCTAAAAATGATAGGGAAATTACTAAGTTAGAAGGTCTTCAGTCAATAAGTGATGACGAGTTAGAGAAGTTAGCAAAAGAAGCGTTAGAAGAGTTAAATAAAGGAGACAGTGATGATTGAGAAACATGTTAAGTTAAGGCCAATGATGGAAGAGGATGAGTCTTTTATCTATTCATCGTGGCTTAAGAGCTATAGAAGCTCACCAGCAGCAACCTATTTAGATAATGACACATACTATAACAACCATAAAAAGATAGTAGAAAAGCTACTGTCGAAAGCTAATGTTACTGTATTATGTAGTATTGAGGACAGCTCTCAGATTTATGGATTTATATGCCATGAAGGAAATACTGCTCATTATCTTTACATCAAATATCCGTTCAGGAAAATGGGACTCGCTAAATATATATTCAATAGTATATTCAGTGACACCACTATTGTTATAACCCACTTTAATACTAACCTAAAATCTAGATTAGATACAATGACTTACAACCCCTATATATTATTTGAGAATAATTTATAATTATTAAGAGGAGACAGAATGACTTGGAAAGAGCAAATTGAAGGATTACGCAGGGTAATTGAGTTAACAGATGATGAGATACTTGTCGAACATTATGAGTATGTTATCAAACTTTGGGAAGAAGTAGGACAGTTAGCTGCACTACGAGATTTTGACATTACAGACACTAAATACGAGAATTAATCAATTATTAAGAGGAGACAGAAATGAGTGACAAATTTAATGAGTTTAAACAAGATTTAGCTAACCTTTACGCAGAGTTAGGTATTGCTACAGAGAAACATGCAGTAATCAAGACACATGAACAAGCAAGTATTAAGTATCAGAATGAGATTATACAGAAGGTTATAGACCTCAAGAATAAGATGAGAGCATATCAAGAAATTGATGAATCTCTAAATCGTATGGAAGACAAATTAGATGAAGCAGCAACTGAATAATATAGAGAAAATGTTAGCAGAGATTAAAACTTCAATGGAGAGAATACAAAATGAAGATAAGCGCATTAAAAGTAGCTCAAGCAATAAAAGTAGGAAACACGGAGAAAGCTTTTTTCAAAGACTCCGAATATGGCATGAGTCTAGACACTAACGGTATCATAGAGCTTAGTCGGGATGGAGAGATAGTTTATACTAGCCTAGCTAACGCTATATGGTGGAAAAAGAAGACAAACGATGATGGACACAAACAAAGCAAAGAGAGTGCTCCTAGAGCGCCAAAAAAGGTTGCAGAGAAACCAAAAACTAAAGTGGGTAAGCCCAGGGTTTCAAAAGCAAAATGACTTTATAGAGTGTAAAGACTCTCTCATAGCTGTACAATGTACAAGACGGGCTGGCAAATCTTATGGTGCTGGCCTAAAACTTTTCAAGGCTGCATATGAAACACCTAATTGTAGTGTTCTGTATGTGGCCAAAACTCGTCAATCTGCTAAGAATATTATGTGTAAAGACATATTAAGTAAGATTAATAGAGATTTAGGTTTGGGAGCTACATTCAATAAGAGTGAGCTGACGTTTACTTTACCCAATGGAAGTGTAATATATCTATTGGGGATTGATAACAGCGAGGAGGAGGCTGAGAAGCTCCTAGGACAGAAGTTTAAGTGTGTGGTAATAGATGAGGCTGCTGTAATTCAAAGAGACCTCTATAAGGTTATCTACAGTGTACTCAAGCCGGCGGTAGCTGATTATAATGGTCAAATTATTATGATAAGTACCACCAGTGACCTCTTAAATTCATTCTATTATAAGGTTACAGCTGAGGGATATCCTGGTTGGACTGTTATGAAGTGGAGTGCTGCTGACAATCCCTACATGAAGACTGTATGGGCTAAAGAGATTAAAGAGCTTAGGGCTAATAATCCTAGGATACACGAAACACCACATTACCGTAGGATGTATTTAAATGAATGGGTTATTGATACTGAGTCAATTATCTATAGATACGACCCATCTAATATTGTAGATAGTATTCCTAATGATATTACTGATTATATTCTTGGAGTAGATTTGGGGTGGGACGACCCGACTGCATTTGTAGTATGTGGTTATAATGATAATAGACTTTATGTAATTGAAACCTATAAGAAATCTAAGATGCTATTAACTAAAGTAGCCGACAAGATTAAAGAGTTAGAGAGTAAATATGGTAAGTTTAATAAGATAATAATTGATGGTGCTGCCAAACAATCAGTAGAAGAGATGAGAGCTAGATATGGTATAGACTTTACGAGTGCTGAGAAGTTAGGTAAGAAAGACCATATTGAGATGATGAACACTGAGCTGGCGGTAAATAGGGTTATGTTGTTAGAAGACGGTACAGAGGCTCTGAGGGCTGAATGGGACGGTCTAGTATGGGATGAGAGAGCTAAGCTTAAGGGTAAATACAAAGAACACCCAGCTTGTCCTAATCATTTAGCTGACGCAACACTATATGCTTATTGGTATAGTCATACTTATTTCTTCAATGACAATCTGAGACCTGATGAGAAAGTCTATATAGAACCTACATCAGAAGCAGCAGTTGACCAATTCTGGGAAAGAGAAGAGACTGTTTTATCTAAAAGGAAGAATGGAGATATTGACCCATTGGAGGAAGGCTTACAGGAGTGGCTGTAGTGGCCCTCAGTGGACGTTTGGAAGGTAGTAGGTGGCGTAATTCCTAATTACGAATACCCTAGGTATTATCTAGAAGAAGCCTGCCTCTTTTTTGATAGATTAGTGGAATACATATTATAGTACCTTATAAATCATAAGAGTATTTGTATGGGGGAGCAGTAGATGATATATACAACCTTTCTATTAATAACTCTAGTGTTATCAATACTATTCATTTCAATATATTAAACGGAGACAAGATGATAGACGATTTAGAGAAAATCCTTAAGTTAATGGTTAAGTACAAAGTATCTGCTGTGAAGGTGGGAGATATTGAAGTAGCTGGTATTCAATTACCAATACAAGACGAGGACATGAAGTCAGATTCAGATGAAGATGTGGATGCAGACGACCTACTATTCTACAGTGCGGGTAACTGATGTTAAAGTTAGTACACAATGAGCCTTACACGCCAGAGGACGTTAATCTATTAGCTAGGTTACGTCAATATGAGCTATTGGATGTATGGTTATCTAACGGATTAGTCACACAAGACGATATTTGGATAGCCTCTGCTCTATCTCAAGCTTGGTTACCTACCTGGAAACCTCGTATAATACATTCAGAATCAGATGGCATTAGGACTCTCCGGCGCAATATGAAGTGTTGGGACAAGAAACAGAAACGATTAAGTAACAATAGGAATAAACGTAGATGAGTGATAAAATCAAAAAAGAGTATGTAGGCAAAAGAAACAACAATGACCAGAGGTTAAGTAGTGCTTGGTGGAACTCTAGTAAAGATGAACTAGCCAAGAATGTTACCGCCACAGTTAATTCTATTGACGTTAGCCAAACTACTCGTAATATCATGTCAGAAAAGTACAGTAGATTATACAGTAACTTAGAGCTTAGAGGGTTCTTAACTGGCCAAATGAACTCAGATAGTTTTATCAATAATAAAGTAACATACAACATTATCAAGTCCACTATAGATACTGCCAAGTCTAAGATTGCTAAGAACAAACCTAAAGTACAATTCCTAACAGAAGATGGTGACTATGGATTACGCCAGAAGGCTCAGAATCTAACTAAGTATATTGAGGGTGTATTTTATGACACTAATATCTACTCTCATGCTCAGACATTGTTCACTCATGCTTGTGTATTTGGTACTGGCGCACTTAAGATATTCAAAGAAGACAATAAAGTGTGTGTAGAGCCTGTATTTATTCAAGAACTTAAGGTGGACGACGTAGATGGTACTTATGGAACTCCTAGACAAATGCATCAAGTTAAATATGTGAACAGGGAAGTAATCCTGGCGCAATATCCTGAACAGTCCGATGCTATCATGAGTGCAAGTACACAAGATGCTATGAGGTCTGGAACTAGATATGTAGCTGATATGATTAAGGTTGTTGAGTCTTGGCATTTACGTAGTGGCTCAGACATGCAAGACGGTAGGCACAGTATCACTATAGAGAGTGCAGTCCTATTTGATGAACAATACGAGAAAGACTATTTCCCATTTGTATTCATGAGATGGTCTGATAGGTTAGCTGGATTCCATGGTCAAGGCCTAGCAGAAGAGTTAATAGGTATTCAGATTGAGATTAATAAACTACTCAAAAATATACAAAAAGCACAACATTTAATAGCAGTACCTAGGATTGGTGTAGATGCTAGTAGTAAGGTATCCGCCGCTACAATCACTAATGAGATAGGCAACATATTTAAGTACGCAGGAAGTCCTCCCTCTTTCTTTACACCAACGGCTATGAATGCTGAAGTGTATAATCATCTTAAGTGGTTAATACAGTCTGCGTATGAAGTATCTGGTATATCCCAATTGTCTGCTACCGGTAAGAAACCTGCTGGATTAGACGCTGCTGTAGCATTAAGAGAGTATCAGGACATTGAAACTGAACGATTTATGATAACCGCACAGAGATATGAGAGAATATTCTTAGATGTAGCTGAGATTGTTGTAGATATTAGTAGAGATATGTATGCAGAGAACCCAAAACTAGAGATGAAAGTACAAACCTCTAAGTTTATTAAGACTATTAAGTGGTCTGAAGTAGATTTAGATGATAGTCAGTTTGTTATGAAGATGTTCCCAGTATCTTTATTGCCTAGCACACCTAGTGGTAAGTTACAGAAGGTACAAGAACTTATTCAGGCTGGATTTATTGATAGAGACCAAGGGCTGGCGTTATTAGACTTCCCAGACCTGGATGTAGTGCAGAATATGGCTACAGCATCTCTTAAATTGACTGAGAAACAATTATACATGATTACAGATGAGGGAGAGTATTCTAGTCCTGAGCCTCAACAAAACCTAGAGCTATGTATTAGCTTAGCACAACAAGCCTTCCTAAGGGGTAAAATAGACGGTCTGCCAGAGGAAAGACTAGAACTACTACTTAGGTATGTTGATGACTGTGAGAGGCTGAGAGCGCAAGCTACACCTATTGAGGCTGAAGTGGTTACAGAACCTACTCCTGAGCTTAATCAATTGGACACTGCTCCATTACAGGTATAACAGTGGAATACATATTATAGTACATAAGATAAGGGGAAGGTATTTCGAAGGGTAAGTAGTATTGATAGATATGAAAATGCTCGTTAGACAATCTTTAAAGCGACCATAGCTCCCACCTCACCTGGGTAAGTGAGAGGTCAAGATAACTGCCCATTCTAATTAAACCTTCTTTCTCTTTAGGATTTTATTGATGAGAAACTTTGACGCTTTTGAGTTTGAGTGTGATTGCTGTGGTGAAGCTCCTATGAGTCAGCCCTTCTTAGAGAGATTACAAATACTTAGAGATATGTATGGTAGTGCTATATCTATTAATTCAGGATATAGGTGTAAGGCTCATAATAAGGCTATAGGAGGAAGTAAGAACTCTAGACATATGGTAGGCGATGCAGTAGATATTGATACCGCCAGGATGAGTAGTGAACAGAAGCATAGATTATTACGCCTGATATACCAATTAGAGTTCACTGGCGTAGGCATAGCTAAGACCTTTATTCATATAGACTTGCGAAACAAACCAACAATGTGGACATACTAATGGCTAGACTAACCTTAAGAAAATCAACCAATTATCAATTAATAGCGGGTATGGACTCTAAACTATTCCCAGAAGATTACCCTGTCACTGACTGGATTGATAGTACGTGGTGGGTTGGGTATATTAGTGGTAAACCTGTATGTTATTGCGGTATAAAAAAGATTACTGAACAAGACTATGGATATATGATTAGAGCTGGCGTAATGCCAGAAGCACAAGGTTGTGGTATACAAAAAAAGATGATAAATAGAAGACTAGAGTATGCTAAAGATATGGGCTGGTCACATGTGATTACAGATACAACCCACGACAATTACGCCAGTATTAATAGCTTGATTGGTGTCGGATTCAAAGTATACCAACCAGGAGAGTGTTGGGCTAACGAATATAGCCTATACTGGATAAAATCACTTTAGTATATGTGTAATGCAAATAACTACAGGAGATATATATGAAAGTAGCATTATGGAGCGCATCAGGTATTCCAGTTTATCCAGAACATAAAGACGCATTTAAGAAAGAAATGAATGCTAAGATGGATAAGCTTGAAGAAGAACACGGCAAAGTAAAGGCTGATACCGCGGTTAAATTCCAAGAAGTACTAGTACCTTACCACGAAGAGTTAATGAAGAAATACCCAATATCCACAGAAGTAGACCTACCCTCCAATGAAGAAGAATTCAAAGCATTGTGCTCAAAGTTTAATACCGCTATAGCCTTCTGTATTGAAGAAGATACCATAGTGGGTTATGTAATGGACACTCCCCAGTAAGTTTCG